TGGACAATGCGGCTGTAGCAGCATTTAAAAAATCATTAGACCTTGTTAATATGTCACAGGCAAATGCATTGGCATCAGCGGGGGGTGGTGGACAACCAATTATAGTCAACAATAATAATGTAGATAATAGTCAACGTAGTAGTCAATCAACATCGGTTTCTGTACCCGAAGCTACGAGAACTAATGAGTCCACATTAAGAGCGTTACAGATGGCCTAGTGAGAACTTATTCAGCTCCCACTAGTTTTAATTGATTAAGCTTCTTGAGCTAGTTTCTGAAAATAATCCATAGACTCATCACCATCATTGGTTGATTCAACCGCTGGTTTAGGTGGAGCCGTATAAGGTTTACCACCATCAAATGGAACATCTACAGACTTAGGTGTAGGAGAGAACTCGCTACCCAAACCAAGAACACGATCCAGTTTAGTTTTGAGTTCATCAAATGATTTGAACTTATCTTCACTTACCAACTCTTTCAAAGAGTTTTCCGACTTCCAGATTTCTTCCAGACGTGCTTCATCTTCAAGAAGTGCACTAGGAGCTTCAAACTCAGACTTATCGTAATTAGAATAACCTTCTACTTTACGAATCTTCATCTTGAAGTTTGCACCCACCCAAAGGTCAAATGGGTTTACTGGACTCTCATCTTCAAACTCTGGATTCATTAGGTCATTAATCTTGTCAAAGATTTTCTTACCGAAACGATAAAGTTTGATTTGACCTTCATTCTCAGGATGAGCTGGGTCTTTGAGAATATACACATTAGATGTGTAATTCAATCTTCGTTTCTGTTTACGGGCAACTTCTTTGTTTGCCTCAATACCAGAATTCCAAAGTGTGGAGTTGTGTTCACTTACTGGATCTTTTTGACCAAGAGTAGTCAAAGAGTTTTCAATGTACCAGCCACCTGGCCCCTGAAAACCATGATTCCAGATTCTTGCCCACGGCAAGTCTTCACCTTCTGGTGCTGGTAGGAATCGGATAATAGCGTAACCATTACCTGACTTGTCCAACTCTGGACGCCAGTAACGATCATCGCTTCACCGAATGTATTTGGATTGGATATTTTCTCAGTCTCTTTGATTAGAGACGCGAGGTTAGTTTTACTGCGTTGTTTCATATCTGAAAAAGACATAATCTACCTTTCGTATAAGTGTTTAGCAATGTATAGTTTGTTTTGCAGTGTATAATAGTATTATAACATATATTTTAATATTTGTCAACCCCCCTTTCAAATGGGAAGACGTGCGGTTTTAGGAAGGAAGTTGAGTTCTTCAGCTTCTTCCCGAATTCTCTGCTTGAGTTTACCGTTAATTAAACCCCCAGCAGTTTCCGGCTCCATATTATTTGATTCACAATAATACAGAACCGCGTCCATGTAACTCATACTAGTATCAGTTACAATATCTTGAATTTTCACAAAAAACTCTTTAGNTGATTGAGTTTGTAGCGCCATTATTTCACTATTCCATTCTTTTTTCTATAATCATTAATTGCTCCCTTAATAGCATCTTCCGCCAAAACAGAGCAATGAATCTTGACAGGGGGAAGAGAAAGTTCTTCCACGATGTGTGTATTTTGAATTGAACTCGCTTCATCAATAGACATGCCTTTAATCCATTCAGTCGCCAACGAAGAACTTGCAATTGCACTGCCACAACCAAAAGTTTTAAATTTGGCGTCAACAATTTTTTCATTTTCTACCTTTATTTGGAGTTTCATAACATCCCCACATTCAGGTGCACCCACAAGGCCAGTACCGACAGACTTATCCCCACTATCCATACTACCAATATTTCTCGGTTTTTCATAATGCTCCAATACTTTTTCTGAATATGCCATTTATTCCTTTTCTTTCAAATTTTCTTATTTGATATTANTTTTATTAGCCAAACAGTTTTACCTTTATATTTTTTTGTATACACAGTTTTAAAAGTATAATCGGGGTCTGGAAAATATGGTACTCTTAATGCCATCCTAATTTTTGCGTTCCGTCTGCAGGAATATCCTTTATCGGTGTAAAACTTTCACCACATCCACAGACATGATCATATTTAAGTCTTTTAAATATGAATCCTTGTTCTATTAAATTTCCTTTTTTATAATCAACTTCTACATCTCCAATTATTTCATTAAGTATCATTTCATCTACTACTATTGTAACACCATATTGCATAAATGTCAAGTCTGTAGAATCAACATTATTATCAAAATCTAAACTATATTTCCATCCAGAACAACCACCAGAATCTGCTCCAACTCTAAGATAAGAATTTTCCAATAGTTTGTTTTCATCTTCACACATACTTTTAAATTCTTTTGCTGCGTGTTCTGTTATCTTTACTTCACATCCAGCTTGGTCTAGTGTCATTCGTTTGTTCCGTGTGTTCGTACATGAAAGAAGTCCTGCAGCCACATGAACCTTTTGCTGAAGGATTGTTAAATTTTAATCCACGATCATTCAAGTCATTTGACCAATCAATTTCTGTATCCTTAATGTATAAATGACTTTTCTTATCCACTAAAACACTAAGACCAAAAGATTCAAACTCTAAATCAAACTTACTTTTTCTACTATCAAAATCTACCGTGTAAGTAAAACCAGAACAACCACCACCTTTAACGCCGACTCTTACTNTAGTATCATCAGTTACTTTTTGTTCATTCATGATACTCAGGATTTTATCAGCAGCTTTTTCCGTAAATGAAATCACTCAAAAATCACCCCTTGTAACTGCTGTAATTGCATCAATCTGTTTGTTAAGAGTGTCAGTCCTACCGGGCCATTTAATCCATTCTCTTGTATCACCATCTTTGGCAAGATTTTTAAGAAGTGGAAGAATTAAATCTTCTACTTGATTCATTCTAGCACCCCATTTATCGTTGAGCTCTTCCTTACGATCTGTCATCTCATCACTCANAACTCTCATACTNTCAGTAAGACTTGCNATCTTAGATTCTATTTTTTCTAACTCAGGTTTCATACTAGCAGTGGCAGTAGAAACTGCTTCCTTTGCTGTATTAACCACAGTAGTTTGTTGAGCTTTGTACTCGTCTTCACTGACCGTACTAAAACCAAAATCATTAAAGTCAGCCATTGGTTACTTCTCCTTCTACTTTATTATTACCACCATTTGCGGCATGTAATTGTTGTGATTCTTTATCTTCAGCATCATCTTTATCTTTAAACCAATAATCTGTTGTCTTAGCTAGCACACCAACATAGGCCCCAACTAAAATATTAATTAGATCGCGATGTCCATCTTTGAGGTCTGAAAAAAACAACAAATATATCAGAATTAAAAATGTTCCCAACACAATTAAAGAAAGAGAGAATCTTGCAAGCCAATTCATTCTCTTTCTACTTTCTATTCGTTCAAATTTTAGAGCTTCCACAGGATTTTTCCCCCACAATGCTTCTTCTGAAGCGTTTATCATTTCAACAGCGGTATTCACTTTGCCATCATTTTGTCTTGTCTTTTTAATATTTTTTATATTTTTTGGTATTTGTATTTTTGGTTTATGTATTTGTATCTTTGCCATTAGTTTTCATCCCATTGTAACAGTTCATGAACTCCCTGTTCTTCTAAAAGTAGACGATTTTTCCAATGTTCATCTTTAACATCGTCTTTGTTTTGTCCATGATATCCAACTGCGTAACCATTTTCACACATCCATTTGTTTATATTTGTCCATCCACCAAACTCATGTCCATCTTCTGTACAGTTGATCCAAATCTCACCCAGCACTCTACCGAACTTACCTCTGCTATCTGACTCTGGACATCTACATTGTATTTCAATATCATCTCTGTCTGACAATATTGCCCAATGTATCCACGATGTTAATGCGACCTTGGATAACTTACCATAGATTTTTTCGTTCTTATGTCTTGTTCTGGATTCTGGTGTGTCGATTCCAAGTAGACGGATTCTATTACATATCCGTACATCGAAACCCAAATCAAAAACCGCATCGATAGTATCCCCATCAATAATCTTTTCTACAGCGGTTATGTTGTAAATAAACTCACAAGGATTTTCATTTATGTATTCAGCCATACTTTAACTCCATTCAAATTCTAATTGTCCTTTGGGCCCCGCAGGCCATGAAACTTTACACACTCCTGCACCATAAGGTACATTGAAATATTTAAAGGCATCTCCTGTTTCTGTTTCGTGCCTGTCTGGTTTCAAGTACCACGGCGGAGCATCAAGTCGCACTACATCCTGTTCAAACCTACTCCTAGTAACTTTTGTTCTATTATTTGAGGTTGATTCATTTTGATGTCCTCCAGCCATATTTCCTTTCTAAGTGTAGTAGGAAGGTTTTAATTCAGTTCTGAATCTGTATTCTGTTTCAAGGAAAAACCTCCCCCCAAAAACCCATCTGCATTA